GAAGTAATCATAGCTACAGATAATGATGAGGCAGGAAACTCCCTTAAACTTGAGTTGTTGCACAGATTTGGCAGGGATATATGTAAAGTTGTCCATTTTCCTAAACATGATGATAAACAACTAAAAGACGCAAATGAAGTGTTAATTGAATTAGGCAATGATGTTTTAAGAAGATGTATACTTCAGGCAAAAGAGTTTCCAATACAAGATGTACATACTGCAAGAGAGTATAAAGACCAGATACAAGATATGTATGATGGTAATGAACAGAAAGCTATTTCAACTGGTTTTGAAAAGTTGGATGAGATTTATAAAGTTATGCCCAGTACATTTAATTTAGTTACTGGAATACCTAATCATGGAAAGTCAAATTTTTTAGACCAGATACTTATGAATTTAGCAGAACAACAACACTGGAAGTTCTTTGTGTTTTCTCCAGAACATTCAACCAAAAATCATTTAAGAAGGTTGCTTGAGAAAAGATGTAGAAAGCCATTTGATATTGGTGTCTATGAAAGAATTAACCAAATAGAACTTAATGCAGGAATGGACTTTCTTGATTCACATTTTAAGTTTTTAGAAACATCAGAGGACATACCAACCATTGATTATATTTTGCAAAAAGCTAAAACAGCTAAACAAAGATATGGTGTAAAAGGTATCGTTATTGACCCATTTAATCAGGTTTCAGCAACTAGAGATGTGGGCAAAAGAGAAGATGAACACATCAGAGATATCATTGCTAAGTGTCAAAAGTTTGCAAGAAATCATCAGGTAGTAGTCTGGATGGTAGCACATCCTCATAAGCTACATAGAAATGACGCAGGTGTTTTACCACCACCAGACCTTTATCAGGTTAGTGGTTCAGCACATTGGGCAAACATGTGTGATGTTGGATTGGTTATACACAGAGACTTTGAGAACAATTCTACAAAAATAATTACCAGAAAAATTAGAGAGCAAGGTATCTATGGTGAGATAGGTCAATGTGAGTTTGCATTTAATTACAGGACTAGATGCTATGAGTAGGGTAATCAAATATACAGTAAAAGTTAAAGCTCCATATAATAAATCACTACAATGTGAAAATTGTAACGAATATCTCTGGATACCATTTTGGGGATATTGGTTAAACTCAAACTGTAAATGTAAAAATAGGCAATCAAAATATGAGTAAGCTATATGACAATGGATTAACTGATGAACAGCAGAAGCTAGTTGATGCTAGATATGAAGAGTTAATGGCAAAGGTTAAGGAAGTAAATCCAAAAGCTTATGAACTTTTAAGAGAAACAAAACCATTAGACGAAAAGATATTTGGATTAGAAGAAGAACAAGAACAACTAGATATGTTTGGAGGATGACATGTTGAAGAACCCAGAGAAAGAAGATTTACAAAATAAGTTATTTCCTATTCCTTATGATTGGGAAGAGGAGTGGAAGGATATGCCAGAGTATCACAACTGGCAGGAAGCTGACCCAAAAATTACAGCTACATTTAAATTTAGGAATGAAGAAGACTTCCAGAGATTTAAAAAGATTATTAGTAAGCATGGGTATGATGGAGCTAAAGTATTTGATGGAGAGCAATCACTGACAAAAAAGCAAGCTTGGTTTCCACATAATGAACAGCCAAGATTTTATAGATATAAAAGTAAAGAACAGATGAACCCAAAGTATCCTATCTATATTGTTAGTAAAGGTAGATATGATATAAACCCAACATCAAGAGCTTTGATAAGAATGGGTGTACCATTTAGAATGGTTGTGGAGGAGCAGGAGTATCAACAGTATTGTAATCTTGTAGGCAAAGAAAACGTACTGATATTACCTAAAAGATATCAAGAAGAATATGATACATTCTGGAAAGATGATGACCCAAGAGTTGGACCGGGCAGTGCTAGAAACTTTGCTTGGGAACATAGCATTGAAGAGGGCTTTGATTATCATTGGGTACTAGATGATAACATAGATGGTTTTAGAAGATTTAATCAGAATATGCAGATATGGTGTGAGAATGGATTTGTCTTTTCACTAACTGAGAAGTTTGTAGAGAGATATGAGAACTTAGCTCAAGCAGGATTTCAATATGACAAATTTATACCTACAAAAGATTTAAGACCACCTTATACTTTAAACACTAGAATATATAGCTGTTTACTTATTAAGAACAATATACCTTTTAGATGGAGAGGTAGATACAATGAGGATACAGATTTATCACTAAGAATATTAAAGTCTGGTCTATGCACTATACAGATGAATGCTTTTCTACAAGATAAGAAAACAACAACTAAAATGAAGGGTGGTAATACTGATGAGTTTTATGATGAAGAAGGAACTAAAAACAAATCACAAATGCTAAAAGATATGCATCCTGATTTAGTTGAGCTTTCTGATAGATTTAATAGGCATCATCACTTTGTAGATTACTCACCATTTAAGAAGAACAAACTTATTAGAAAGAAAAATATACATATAAAAGATGGTGTTAATGACTATGGGATTGAGCTAGTAAAGATATAATTTTCGTGGTATATAAAAAAGATGGAACGAGTTTACTTAAAATTACATGGAATATTTAGCAAGCTTAGTAATTATTTTTATCAGAAATATATAAATGAAAGAATGAAAAGAAAGTGAATTGTTGGCATTGTAAACATGAATTGATTTGGGGAGGTGACCATGACCTTGAAGATAATGAGGAGTATATGATTGTAACAAATTTATCCTGCCCAGAATGTAATTCTTTTGTAGAGGTTTACCTGCCTAGAGAAAGTGTTGGGAAGTATGAAACAATCAACTAAAAAAACTAAAAAACCATTGAAAAAAGTAGGCAGACCAAAAACAGAGCTAGATTTACATGAATTAGAAAAATTATCATCTTTGAATTGTACTATGCCAGAGATTGCACACTTCTTTGATATACCATTGAGAACATTAGAAGACAAATATACAAATGATGAAAAGGTCAGAACAACTATAGATAGAGGTAGAGCAGATGGTAAAATCTCTCTCAGGAGACAGCAAATACAGATTATGAATGATGGCAACCCTACAATGGCTATCTGGTTAGGTAAGCAGTTATTAGGACAAACAGAAAGAACAGAGATATCTCAGGACATTAAAATTGAAGAAAGAAAGGTACTTGATTTAAGTAGACTATCAGACAATGAACTCAACACTATTGAAAGAGCACTTAAATATGCCGTCGTTGACGCAGATACAAGCAGAAAAGATGAGGAGGTCATTGAGCCTGTTCATCAAGCAAGCTTGGTCAACGATAGAGCCAAATAGATATTTTTATGATAACTGGCATATAGATGCCATATCAGACCACCTGCAAGCAGTTGTTCATGGTGATATAAAAAGATTAATTATAAATATACCACCAAGACATATGAAATCTATCTCTGTTTCTGTAGCATTACCTGCATGGACTTGGACACTTGACCCCAGTAAGAAGTTTCTTTTTGCCAGTTATGCTTTGTCATTATCAATCAGAGATAGCGTAAAGTGTAGAAGGCTGATAGAAAGCCCATGGTATAAAAGTTACTTTGGAGAGATGTTTGAACTTACATCAGACCAAAACCAAAAGCAAAGATTTGAAAATGATAAGACAGGCATAAGATTAGCTACGTCAGTTGATGGAGCACTGACTGGTGAAGGTGGTGACATTATATTGATAGATGACCCACACAATGTTAGAGAAGCAGAATCTGGTACTGTAAGAGAAGGTGTGATTGATTGGTGGAATCAAGCTATGCAAACACGATTAAATGACCCTAAGAATGGTGCTTTTGTAATTATAATGCAGAGAGTACATGAGAATGATTTGACAGGTCACATACTAGCTAATGAATATGATGAGTGGGAACATTTATGTTTACCTGCAAGATATGAAGCTGACCATCCTACTCCTGTTAAATCAAGCCTTGGTTTTGTTGACCCTAGAAAAGAAGAGGGTGAACTACTGTGGGCAGAAAGAATAGATGAAAAAACATTATCTAATTTAGAATCATCTCTGGGCACATATGGAGCATCAGGACAGCTACAACAAAGACCAATGGTCAGAGGTGGTGGCATACTCAAAGCAGATTGGTGGCAACCATGGGAAAACGAAAAGCTACCTACAATAGAATATCTTATACAATCTTATGATACAGCATATTCAACAAAAGAAGCATCAAGTTACTCAGCAAGAACTACATGGGGAGTGTTCAAGCATAATGGTTACTACAATGCTATTGTTCTTGATATGTGGTATGACAGGGTAAATTATCCAGAGTTACGCAGGATTGCACAAGAAGCTTATGAAGATTACGAACCAGATGTTGTGTTGATAGAAAAGAAAGCTAGTGGGCAAAGTTTACTGCAAGATTTAAGAATGGCAGGTATACCAGTGCTTGAATATATGCCAGATAGAGATAAACAAGCCAGAGCACATGCATGTTCTGCATTACTTGAGGATGGTCGTGTTTGGTATCCTGCAGAAAAAAAATGGGCTAAAAATCTTATAGATATATGTTCTGCCTTTCCAACTGGTGATAATGATGATATAGTTGACACATGTACCCAAGCTTGGCTAAGGTTGAGAAAAGGTTGGTTTATAACTCATTCCACAGATTATGAAGAGGATGAGGTAGTAGAAAGAAAGAGGCTAACAATATATGGCTAAAGAACCTACAGTAGTACCCTTTGCACAGGGAGCACCTGCAGACAACTTAGAAGTTGAGGAACTTAACGAAGACGAAGTTCTTATAGGTGATAAATCATTAGATAATGTTGTTGACGTAGTATCAGAACATGACAGCAATTTAGCAGAAGAATTAGATGACAACGAAGCATCAAGAAAAGCACAGATGCTTATTGAGGCTTTTGAAAGTGACAAAGAAGCCAGAAGTGAATGGGAAGAAAGATATAAACAAGGATTGCAGACACTAGAGCCTGATGGAGGCATGTCTGAAGAAGAAGAGCAAAGAGCTACAAAAGGTTTATCCACTGTTGTTCATCCCATGATAGCAGAGGCGGCTACTCAGTTTAACGCAAGGGCTATCGCAGAGCTTTATCCATCAGGAGGTCCGGTTAAGACAACAATAGTTGGAGAACCTACAGAAGAACTAGAAGACCAAGCAAGAAGAGTTCGTGACTATATGAACTACCAGATAACTCAGGAGATGCCTGAGTATTTTCCTGATTTAGATACAATGTTGTTTCAGTTGCCATTGATAGGTCATGCATTTAAGAAAGTATATTTTGATACAAATTTAGATAGACAATGTTCACAGTTTGTAAAAGCTGAAGATTTTATTGTTGCACCAGATAGTAAAGACCTGATGACATCCAATAGATATTCACATGTTATTACTATGCCAAGAAACGACTATAACAGATATGTAGAGAGTGGATATTACTTGCCTATAAAATATGTTGGTAGTGATGATGACCCAACAGATGATGTTGGTGCTGAGATAGAGGGCATGTCAACCTATGAGGATAGTGAGTACAATGAGACAGTCACACTTATAGAAATGCATGTCTATGATAACTTTGATGGTATAGATGGTTTTACAGGTAATGAAGATACAGATGATTTAGTAGCTTTTCCTTATGTAGTTACCATAGATTATGATAGTCAAAAGATTGTATCTATTAGAAGAAACTGGCAGGAGGATGATGAAAAGAAACTAAGACAGGATTATTTTGTATCCTACAGGTTCTTGCCCGGTACAGGATTTTATGGGTTTGGCTTATATCACATGATAGGTGGCTTGGGTAAAGCGGCTACTGGCTCACTTAGAGCATTACTGGACAGCGCGGCTTTTGCTAACATGCAGGGTGGATTTAAGCTAAAAGGTAGAGTAACAGGTGGTGAGATGCAAGTCAGTCCCGGTGAGTTTGCTGACTTAGATGCTACTGTAGATGATGTAAACAAAGCTATTATGCCATTACCATTCAAAGAACCATCAGGTACTTTGTTTCAGTTAATGAATGCAATCGTACAAGCAGGTCAAAGATTTGCTTCTACAGCAGATTTAAATGTAGGTGATGTCAATCCAAACGCACCAGTTGGTTCAACAGTTGCTTTGATAGAGCAAGGAAGTAAATCCTTTTCTGCAATACATAAAAGATTACATTATTCACAAGGACAAGAGTTCAAGCTTATTGCAAAAAACAATTCTAAGTTTTTACCAGAAAGATTTGAGTTTGCATTGTCAGGTGTAACACAGTTTATCAACTCAACAGACTTTGATGCAAAAATTGATATAGTACCTGTATCTGACCCTAATGTATTTTCAACAGCACAGAGAATAGCACAAGCACAATCTGTATTACAATTATCTCAGGCACAGCCAAACTTGTATGACCAGTACGAAGCTCATAAAAGAATGCTTGAAGCAATAAGGATACCAAATATAGATGAGGTTTTAAAAGAGCCACAAGAGGCTTCAAGAATAGACCCAGTGGATGAAAACATGAGTGTGATGTTTGGCAAGCCAATAAGAGCTTTTCCTGAGCAAGACCACGATTCACACATTGCTGTACACATGCAATTTTTATCAGACCCATCATTAGGTGGTAATCCCGGTGCTAGAAACCTACAACCTATATTGATTGCACATATTGCAGAGCATGTTGCGTTGCTTTATAGACAGAGAATGCAAAGGGCTATTGGTATGCAGTTAGCACCAATGCCAGATATTCGTGACCCTAACTTTAAGTTTGATGATATACCACCACAACTAGATATGGATATATCACAGAGAGCGGCTGAGGTTGTACAGCAGTCACCACAGATGGAGCAGATTAGAGCTATAACTCAAATGGGTGAACAGCAACAACAGGGAGCACCACTACAGTTTGCACAGCAACTTGCACAGCTTGAAGCACAAATAGCACAGATGAAAGCTAAGAATGATTTAGAAATTGAAAGTGCAAAAGCAAGACAGGATATGGCTATTAAAGATGCAGAAGCCAAGCAAGACATTGCAATAGCTAATGCAAAAGCACAACAGGACTTGATGGCTAAAATGAAAAAATTAGAAGCAGAAATACAAATACTACGTCAAAAAAACCTAGCGAAAGGAGTGTAACATGCCGGGACATACAGACAAAAAAATGGGGAGCGGAGGCATGGACATACCTGCGATTTCCAGAGAAGAACAAGTAATGAGAGACTTGCCAAAAGGCAATGTAACCACTACTGATGAACAATTACAACAACTAAATCCTAATATGGATTTTAGAACTTCTGACCAGATGGAAGCTGATAAAGCTAAAACATTACAATCAGATATGATGATGTTACAAAATTTAGTTAAAAATGCTAACCCAAGAGAGGCTCAAGAAATTAGAAAAATGATGGAATTTGTAGGCTCAGGATTTACTGTTCAAGAAGTATTTGATTTGTTGAAAAGCTTTGACCCTCAAAGTGTTGTAAGACAGGGTGAAATGCCTATGGGAGTTGACAGCCAAGCAGATGCCATGATGAACATGCCAACAAATATGGGACAGATGCTTGACCCAAGAAGCGTTGTCAGAGAAGGTGAAATGATGGGTGCACCAATGATTCAAAATACAATGGGTAGAGGTGCTTTAGGAGCATTAGGTTCCGCACGAAGAGATATGGGTAATGCAACATAATCCATTAACACTAGGAGAGTTTGGAACACTTAGAGAGGGCTTGTTAGCTACTGCTAATAAATCAGCTAGACCCCTAAGTAAGTTTGGAATTGACTTTGCTTTAACTCCACAAGATGTAGTACTTGGCTCTCTGCCTGCAGTAGGTGGTTTGTACAACATTGCAAACGCACTTAATCAAGCAAGGGTAAACCAAATTGCCAGAGGTCAGGTAGGGCAAGAGCCATTAAGCTTCTTTCAAGAGGTAACAAAGGGTGATTTTTCAGCTACTCAAGAACTGCAAAATAGAATAAAAGATGAATATGGTGCTGTTAATAGAGACACTGTTCAGCAATTTTTTATGAAAAATAATCCAGAATTAGATTTAGCACCATTAACAAATATTAGAACCACTACACCTGAAGTGTTAAAAGCAGAAGGAAGAGCAGGTGTAAAAATAGGTGAAAATAAATTTCAAACTACTCAACCGTTTAAAAGTGGAAGTTTTGCACAAGAAATGAAATCAAGAGCAGGTTCAGCAGATGGTAGACCTAGTTTTTATGATTTAGAAGAACAAGGTAGATTCAAAGAGGCTCAACAAATGTATGATGCAAATTTAAAATCAGTAGACCAATTTGCAGAGGATAATATTAAACAATCAAATATTAAGGAAAGTAAAAACTTCGATAAAGATTTTGCAAGAGCAGTTACATTACAACAACAAGGCGATACTGCAGATGCAGGAAGTACGTTTATTTGCACTGCATTATATAATCAGGGATTATTGCCTAGAAAAATATATGCATGTGATGTAATATATGGAAAAGGTATAAATTTTTATACATATAAAGGCTACGAAGTTTGGGGTAAATGGTTTGCTAAAAAACTTAAAAATAACAAAATGGTTTTCAAAATCTTTCATCCTGTCTTTGTGCAATGGGCTAACCAAATGGCATTTGAAGTTTCTGGAGGTAAATATGGAAAAAATAATACTTTTATTAAAATACTTAAAAGAACAGGCGAAACAATTAGTAACATCATTGGCAGGATTGCTGAAAGGAGAAAAAGATGGAGCACCCAATAGAGATAGGAAACATGGAAAGAAACGAGGAGTTGTTCATGGAAAAGATGGGCTTCCCAAGAGACGCAGAAGGGCTAGACCTAAGTGATGAGCAGTTAGTTAATTTTCTTTTGTTATGTTACCAAGGCAAAATGTTGCCAGAAGAAATGGAAGAAACAGAGATGCATGATGACATGGAGCACATGGATGATGGCAATGTTAAAGTAAAAATTATTAAGATGGACAGTTCAAATGTTCACGAGATGATGAATGATATGTTAGGCTCTTCAAAGCCAGAGGTAATGTAATGCCATTTAGCAAGTATTCCAAGAAACAAAAGGCACTAGCAAGAGTTGCAAAACCTAGAACTAAAATTACAGGTGCAGATTTTGCTAAACTAAGAAAGAAGAAAAAAAATGGCAAAAGCAAAAAAATCAAAGTCTAAATCATCTAAATCTAAATCAATACCTACCAACAAAGCTTTGTATGCAAAAGTAAAAGCAGAAGCAAAAAGAAAGTTTGATGTATATCCATCCGCTTATGCAAACGCATGGCTAGTTAGAACCTACAAAAAAAGAGGTGGTGGGTACAGAACAGGTAAGGCTTAATCATGGCTAAGACTAAAGGTGGTCTTACTAAGTGGTTCAAACAAGATTGGGTGGATATTGGTGCACCTAAAAAGGGTGGTGGCTTTGCTAAGTGTGGCAGGACAAAGCAAAAGAAAGATGCTAAACGAAAATATCCTAAGTGTGTGCCTAGAGCAAAAGCAAACGCAATGACAAAATCACAGATTAAATCTGCAGTAAAAAGAAAAAGAGCTAATCCTATGAAAAAGGTCAAGACTATAGTCAGAAAGAAAAAGGGCAATGGCAAGAAAAAAGCCTGACCCAAAAAAAGGCACAGGAAAAAAGCCAAAGGGTAGTGGAAGGAGATTATACACTGACGAAAATCCTAAAGATACTGTATCTATAAAATTTGCTACACCAACAGATGCTAGGAAAACAGTTACAAAAGTAAGAAAGTTAAAAAAACCTTATGCTAGAAAAATACAGATATTAACAGTGGGTGAGCAAAGAGCTAAGGTTATGAACAAAAAAGAAGTGGCAAGTATATTTAAAAAAGCAAAAGAAACATTAAAAAAACAACATGACAGCAAAACTAAAAACGCTAAAAAATAAAATTAAGAAAAAAAAGAAGATGGGTTTTTCTGAGATTGCATCTGCAAAAGCTAGAGGTCTTTTAAAAAGGGCAGATGGCACTAAACGTAAAAGCAAAAAGTATGGAGGCAAAAATGGCAAAAAAATCAGTTGAAGCACCAAAAGGTTTTCATTGGATGAAGTCTGGTAATGGATTTAAACTTATGAAAAATCCTGCAGGTGGATATAAACCTCACAAAGGGTCAAGTTTAAAGGCATCATTTGAAATACAAAAGATACATAAAGGCAAGTAATGGCTACCTACAGAGGCAGAAAAGTAAAACTTAATAAACCACGCAGGATATCAAAAGGCGAGCCTAGCTATGGTAAAAAGAAGTCTGTCGTATATGTTATGGATGGTTCTAAGGTAAAGAAGGTAACTTTTGGTGACCCAAACATGAGAATTAAAAAAAATCAAAAGGGTAATAGAAAAAATTTTAGGGCTAGGCACAACTGTGATAATCCCGGTCCTAAAACAAAAGCAAGATATTGGTCTTGCAAGGCATGGTAAGGGAGGATATCTATGTCACAACAATTAGAAGTCAACATACTTAGACCATTCGGACCACGGGTCTTACACGCAAAAATGCCTATGGAATTTGTAAATGCACTGAATGAGCAATGTGATAACATTCTTGAGGATGACGATAAAAGAGAAGAGCTTGATGAATCATCTGAGCTAGTTGGTCATGTAGCAGAAGAACTTAAATGCAATATGCAAGAGCCAAACATGCAGGACTTTGGTAAATTTTTAGGTGGTCTGACCAGAGGATTGCATGATGAGTTTATGAAAGAAGGTCATGTCAGGGGTGATGAGCAAAAAGCACAGGAAATAATAATACATAGTGCTTGGTTTGTCAGGTCATTTGAGGGTGACTACAACCCTACTCATATACATACAAATGGCACTTTTTCATGTGTTGCATATTTAAAAACACCAGAAGGTATAAGTCATAAAAACTCAAGAAATGTCAAAGAAAAATATGCAACAGAAGGATATATTGATTTTATATATGGTTCAAGTTCTGTTGTAACACCGGGCAATTTATGTTGCATGCCTATTGTAGGTGATATATTTGTATTTCCTGCACATCTATTTCATACAGTTTATCCGTTTTTTGGAGAAGGTGAACGAAGGTCATTTTCTGCAAATATTAGTTTACAGCAAAGGGGGTAGTAAAGTTGGCTAAATTACCTATAACACCAAGCAAAGCCTTAACACCTATACTAAAGTTTGGTTATGGTGTACTTGATGATTTAGGTTTTTTCTCAAGAGCAGAGAAAGTCATAGACTTGCTTCCACCAAAAGCACAGGTAGGTAAAGGCTCTGATATCATTACAAAAATTGAAGAGTTAGGTGGCAAACCAGTTAAAGATGAATTGCTTTTTACAGGTCTAAAAGATGAGTTTATAGAAGCACCTAGAGTAACATCACAAGAGCTTAAAGATTATCTCAATCAAAATAAGACTATGATGAAAGAAAAAGTAAGGTCAAAAGAAGCTGTTACAAAAATGCAAACAGAGGGTTTTGCTGATGATTTTGCAGAAGCAAGACAAGACCAAATATATTATGGAACACCAAATGATACTGACAACCAAGGTGTGCCTGAATGGGTTTTTACAGAAGGATTGGAGGCTCGTGGTGGATTATTAAATGTAATTACTGAAGGTCTTACTACAATTAGAGATTTGCAACTAGATGCATATAAAGGTCAATTAGCAAATATTTTTGAGCCGGGTAATTATGATGTAAATCTTACTGACACAGATTTGTTTCCAGAGGGTCCGATAAGAAACGCTTATGACTTATCAGTGGCTTACAGTAATATGGTACGGGATGCAATTGATTCACGTTTGCCATTTATAGAAATTTCTAAAGAAGGCTCAAATATTAAAACAATAGGTAATAATGATGTGGGTTGGTACACGTATCTTAAAGATTTACCAAGTAGACCCAATGCGGCTGATATAATGAAATCTAATTCATTAAATGAAGCACAGCTAAAAGCCAATCAACTATTGTTATCTTTTGAAAGACCTGATTTAAGAAAAAAAGAGTATGATATTGATATTGATGTTAAACCAAAACATGAACGATATACTGTTGGTGGTGGAGATAATTATCAAGAAATAATCTTAACTCCAAAAGAAACGCAGGATAAATATCTAACAAAAATTGGAGATATACCTGTAGATATAGTGGAAAAATTACAGTCAGCTAGAGTTTTACAAGACCCAAGCACTCACAAATTAATAATATCTAATATTAAAGATTATGATAAGAATACAGATTTGAAATCTCCCATGGGTGAAAATTATAAAGATGAATTGTTAGATACTATTGAACAAGATATTGGTTTTAAAAAAGAAGATGTAGATAAACTTTTAAATGTAGTAAAAACTATTCCATTTAATAGAAATCAAATGGATGATTATGATATTTTAGCAAATATCATAAAGCTTGCTATTGATGGCAAGGTAAGTGGCGCCGACAATATCTCAAGAGTAAGCACTAGAAAATCAAGTATAGAGCTTACACCTGATGGTGAAATATTTAGTACAAAACCAGATTACTCTGTAGACTCACACTTTCCAGATAAAAATATATTAGTCTATGCTAGAACTAAAGATAGAGTTGACGAAGATGGTGGTAAAAATTTAGCTACAGAGGAATTGCAATCTGATATATCACAGCAAGGTAGACCAACAAGACAAGGAATGGCATATGGTACTAGAGAACTTAAACAAGTTATAAATAGAAAAAGTCCTGTGGTACATGGTGATTTCATGGATGCTTATACTGAATTAGATAAAATATCAAATATAGGAGATTTGAGATTTAACGCATTAATAACAGATAAAAATGCAGGTGACACAAAAAGAGCTTTTAGGCAAAGTTACATATCAAGCTTTTTTGATTCAACTAAAGAGTTTCAAGACAAAAATTTTAATAAGTATACAATTCCTGAATTAATAAAATCTAGTGAAACAAAATACAAATTTCACGATACAAAAGATGAAACAGTTAAAAGTTTGACAAGTTTAGGTTTTTCAAAAATGGATGATGCACCTAATGTTGACCAATTTTACGCTAACAAAAAGGCTTTAATGCCAACAGGAAATATGTCTAATGAAATATTACAAGATGTAAAAAGGAATTATGAAAACCCAGTAAAAGGTAGTGGTTCAACAGATTTTGAGGTTTACAGGACATTTCAGCAAAATAAAAATAAACTTTATAACAACATGCAGGATTATACAGCGTTTCAAGATTTTGAAGAATTAGGAAACATAGTTGATGGTGGCATAGGTGTTCAAAGTAATAAAATTGCAAAAAAAGATTTGGTTTTTGATTTAGGAGATGCTCAATTCAATTTAGTAAGTTATGTGTCACCTGAAACTGCAGAAGCAAGTGGCAGAGCAAACCTTCTTCCTGAGCAGTTTCTTAAACTGAATGATAATGGTGCAGTTTGGAATAAACTTGTAAATGAAGATTATCTTTATGAAAAAGAATTATCTCCTGATGCAAAGAAAATCTTTTACAACACTAGGTACAACAACTTTGGGGAGTTTTTTGCAGAAAATAAATTGCCTGAAGCAACCAAAAACAGACTAAACTCATATATTGATAAAATGAATAATTTTATAAAAAAACATGATGGTATGTACCCTACAATAGGAAATGTTTATGGAAGACCATTTAATTTTAAGAATTATGTAAAAGAAGTTGATGATAACATTAAAAATATGGCTACTTATCAAGGTGGACAGAAAGATTTAATGGAGTTAAAGCTTAAGTACGATACTGCTCTAAAATATATTAATAGAATACTTATTGAAAGTAATGATAAGATAGATTCAAATGTTACTGCAACATCAGAAAATTTAGTATCAAGTTTTAAATTTGATTTTGGCAATAATCCACCTGAAGAGGCATTTGACAAATTAAAAAACTTTGAAATAGCAAACGAAAAATTAAGATTATATAAAAAAGGATTAACAATAAATCCAAAAAAGGCAATACCATCACTTCCATTTGTAGGAGATAGTAAGAAGTTTGCTGAGGTTGGCATAAAAAGATTGATATTAAAAGCCATAGATGGTGGTTATGATACTGTATCTGTTCTTCCTGCACATGTTCATACTGAAAGATGGGGAACACCAGAACTTGCACAATTTTATGATGTAACAATACCAAGTGTTGTAAACAATATCTTAAAAGGAACAGGACAACAA